CAGACAAGAGCGGACCTGGACCGGACGAGAGCCACATCGACATCCACAAGGTCACCCTGTGGTGCGGCAAGTTGAACATCGACGTGACCGAGGTGATGCAGTGCAGCGACGATCTGCGCAATCAAATTGAGGCCTACCTCGACTTTACCTATGGCTACTGATGGCACGCAACCACTACACCGTCGAAGGCCCGCGCATCGCATCCACGTCGATGCCGGAGCGGGCGCCTGAGAGCTTTAACGCCTGGCAGGAAGAGCTGCAATGGGAGCGCGACCTCGAGCGCATCCTCGAGGACTTCAAGTACCAGCTGCGCGAGAAGCTGCGCACGGCGTACTACAACAACACGAGGTCACAATCTGTGATGTCAAGTGACCAACAGCGTATTCAACAGTCATGAGCAAGTTCAAATACGGCGAGCGGGTGGAAGTGCGGGACGACGATGACCAGGACTGGGTAGAAGCCACCTTTGTGCGGAAGGTTGTAGACATCACGTATTGGACACAGGAGCCGGACAGCCCGGCGTGTGGCTGGGAGCAAATCCGCAAGATTGACCCGAACAAGAATGACGAATGAAACGCAGGACACAAACAATCGAAAGTTGCACGCATTGCGGAAAGGTGTTTGAAGATGGTGAGGATTATTGGGATGCTGACCGTGGAGATTGCTACTGTGACGAGAATAAATGCGGCTGGGAAGAAGAGTACTATAATGATTGACCCGGACAAGAAATGAGAACAGCACTACAGGTGCTTATCGACTACATCAGCGACGAGCTGGAGCACAACCGCAAGCTGCTCGAGGAGTTCCCACACGTCGCCAACGTGCTCCTGCGTGCCGAAGAGCTGCTGCCGTACGAGCAGCGACAGCTGGCGGCAAATCCCATCACTAACACCCAAACCACACCCACAATGTCGGATATCGATTTCACAACCTGGAAGCACTGGAAAGAGTTGCCTACACAGGAAACATGGTGCCTCATCGCTTACCGCTGGAAAGCCGTCGGAGACCCTTCGCGCATCCGGTACCAGGTTGATCGCACCATCCAAGGTGAGCCTCGCTGGTGGGGCACTGACCCGCTCCGCGGACCATTCGAGATTCTCGGATGGAAACCTTTTGACCCCATCTCCGTACAGGAGGCTATCAACCTTGAAACCATCAAGCAATGACACCGGAAACAATCCAAGCCATGCGCGACCTGCGCGCAGAACTGCAAGGCGTAGACAACGCCATCAAAGCCCTCAATCCGCAGCTGTCCCTCGGCATCGCCATGGCACTCACCCTCATCGACCGACGCATCCATGGGCCAGCCAGTTGAGGAGTTCCGGAAGCTGGCAGCGGCCTACAACATGGCGCCGCACCATTTCCACAAAGACAAGCGAGGCTTCATCATCGTGACCCGGCAGGGCATCGACTACCTCCAGGCCCACCTCGGCATCGTGGTGATTTTCGAGACGGTGCTGGAGTGGTCAGACCCGGAGGCCGGCCGGTACGTCATCAAAGCCACTGGCACGATGGCACGCAAGGACGGCAGCCCGCACGTCATCTCCAGCTTTGGCGAGACGAGCAAGGCGAACAACACCAACCCCTACCCCGTGGCCATGTGCGAGAAGCGCGCGCTGTCGCGGGTGGTGCTTAAGCTGGTGGGCATGTACGAACTGGGCGCGGTAGGTGAGGACGAGCTATGATAACCGAGCTGCACGCGATATGGGCATGGATTGTAGGCATCATCGTGCTCGGTTATTTGTTGGTAAACAACCTTGACTTGCGCTGGAGATTAGCAAAAGCAAACGCACGCATCCGCGTCCTTGAAAGCAAGCTGTGGACCACCGACGTCGAGGCTATCCTGGACGAAATCCTGGGCGATCCCAATGAGCGAGCTTGACGACTTCTTCGACGAGGCAGAGCTGGACAGCACCACGCTCATCGAGGTGCGACGCGTTCGCCTCGAGTCACTTATGCTGTGCACGGTCCTGTGGGATGACGAGGCAACCCTCGACGCCATCATGTACGGGCCGATGGACGACCAGACCTACCACCACCTCAACCTGCGCCTCTTGGCGCACCTCGACCGGCCCGATTCCCGCGGCCGATGGACACAGACCCAAATGGCACGTTTTATCAAATCCTTTATTAATGAAAGTAACTATTAACGGCACCGTAAAGGCGGTGCAAGAGCCCAAGACCTTCGCCTCTGGATTCACAGTATGCGACGTCCTCATCGAGGCAGGCAGTAATATCTACCCCGTCACCTTCAAGAAGGACGACGTGGATGAAGCCCTCGCACTGGTGGCAGAGCACCCGATCACGCTCGAGTGCTGGCTGAATAGCCGGGAGTGGAATGGCCGCTACTTTGTCGAGCTGAAGTACGCAGGCAAGCCCGAGGAGGCACCTGCTCCAGCACCAGCCAAGAAGCCGCTCGCAGGACGCACCACTAACCGCATGGCACCACCGTCAACCCCGACGCCCAATGACCTGCCCTTCTGACGAAAACTACATGATAGTGACCAGCATGGAAGCGTTCCTGAATAAGCACTACGGAAGCCTGACCATGGCGGCTGGCAACCTCAAGGTCAGCCCGCAGACCATAAAGAACTGGCTAAAGCGCAACCCGCGCGGGCTTCTCAAGTACATGCCGACCATGGTGCAACAGTGCAACGTCACCGAGACACAAATCATGGGCGAGGTGCTGTACCACGAGGAGTACCTGCAGAGCATCGGACCACGGTAAGCCATGGAACACGCCAACGGCATTTGGATACCAGCTGAAGTGTGGCAGCTTGACCTGCCGCCCCTTCACAGGGTATTCCTTGCGCGTCTGATGGCGTTGAGTAAGCAGGACGGTGCGAGCTGGGCCGGGGACGAGTTCCTCGCCCACTCGCTCCGCTGCACCCCACAGCACGTACGCAAGATGCGGCAGCAGCTGGAGGCCAGCGGGCACATTGTGACCGACGGCTACGGCTACAAAAGACGGCTCCATGTCGAAGTTGCGCCTGTAGTTGCAAGCAACCAGAGAAGCAAGCAACCAGAGGCGCAAGAGTTGCAACCAGAGGCGCAAGAGTTGCAACCACAGTTGCGCCAAGAAGCAACCACAGTTGCGCATAGTATAGAAGAGAATAGATATAGTAAAGAAGTAGTAAAGACCACCGCGCGTGCGCGCGAGGTTATTTGGCCATTCAATTCTGACCAGTTCATGAACGCTTGGAAGGAGTGGGAGGCCGATCGCCGCGAGCGACGCATCAAGCCTTACACCACCCGCGGCCTCCAGACCGCACTTCACCGACTGCAACAAATCAGCCAAGACAATGAGCACACAGCGGCACAAATTATCGCCCAGTCCATCGCCAACGGATGGCAGGGGCTCTTTCCTCTTGACAACAAGCGGGGAAATCATCAGCATGACCGACCACGAGGTAAGGACATCACTGCGGACGACCTTGCGCGCCTTGTGGCAAAGCGATACGGGCCTCGCTTTCCCCAAAACCACCAGTGAGGACATGACCATTCGCAAAGCCCTCGAGCTGGGACCGGAGGACACCAACGCCGCCATCCTGTACACCCTAAAGGAGCTGGTCAACGCTCTCGAGTGCAAGGTGACCATGCGCACCGCCGCCGACTTCGACGACGCCATGACCGTCATCACCGAGAACTACGGCTGGACACTCGACGAGCTGCGCCACTGCTTTGCCATGATCCGGACCGGACGCCTGGGGCCGGAGAACCTGTACGAGCGATTCAAAGCCCGTGAGCTGTACGCCTGCATGCGCCAGTATGCCGACGAGCGAGCACGCCACCGCATGCGCCACGCAGCCAAGTATGACCCCGACGTGCAGGACATCAAGCCCGCCACCGAGCGCACCGCACAATCCCTCACCGCCATAGCCGACGTCCTCGACCTGCCCGCCTACAAGCCCAAAGCCGGTATCTTGGCTACCGATGGCGAAAGACAGCAAGGCGTGCCGACAGCTGCACACCAAACCCAAAGCGAAGCCCAAAGGCAGGAAGCTCACCCACGCGCAGGCAGTCAAGAAGGTAGACCTGTGGTTCAGCAAGCTGGTGCGCTATGAAGCAGCAGACAGATACGGCAACGCCAGGTGTTTCACCTGCGGCAAAGAGGACCACGTCAGCAACCTGCAGGCCGGACATTTCGCCTCTCGCCGCTTTTGGGCTACACGATGGAATCAGGACAACGTCCGAGTACAGTGCGTTTCCTGCAACATTTACCGAGCAGGAGAACAGTGGCTATTTGGATGCAATCTCGAACGTGAGCAGCCGGGAAGAGCTCATCAGGTTATGCAACGAGCGCAGCAGCACCGAGCGTACAAGGTGGAGGAGCTGGTGGAGCTTGCATCCCGATACAAAGCGGCTGCTCTACTTCACGCCAGTATCAAGCGAGTGGTACATCAGGCCGGAGGACGAGATAGAGGTCCAGGAGTTGAGGAGTGAACGCCTGCGCATCCTGCACTGGTTGGCAGACAACAGGGGCATGACCAAAAATTTTACCCAGTGGCAGAACCACTGCAACCGCCTTGAGCGCATAAAGGCCAAGCTCGTTGAGCTGACCGGCCATCAACCATTCAGCATATAACCATGCTTGACATCAACAAGAACTACAAGAGCAGAGGCCACGTCTACAAAGACATCGTGCCAGGGCGCGTCGTCGTAGAGGTCGGCGTCTTCATGGGAGACAACGCCAAGGCCATCCTGCGCAGCAAACCCACCTACCTCTATCTCATGGACACGTGGACAGGAACGGCAGCCAGCGGGCTCGGCAACAAGCGGCAAGTGGCCAACCTTCACCACATGCGCAAGAGCCTCGAGCGCGAGCTGTACGGAGAGCCTGTCTCCTTCCTCGGACCATCGCCCGACGGATTTAAGGACATAGACATTCAGCCCGACTTTATCTACATCGACGCAGACCACACCTACCCAGCCGTCATGCGCGACCTCACCCACGCCTACCAGCTGCTCAAGGGCAGGCGGACCATCCTTGGAGGTCACGACTACCACAAGAACACGCCAGGCGTCCGCGACGCCGTGAACGACTTCATCAAAGCCTACGACCTGCGCCAGCCTATCCTTACCACCGACTATATCCCCTCCTACTTCATCCAGCTATGAACCACAACGGCCACCACTTCGAGCACCCCAAAGACAGAGACAGGCCGCAAGCGCGCACCACCGTCATTTACACCAACTGGAGGCGGTCGTCGCAGCTGCAGAAGATTACCGAGGACTGCTCACGACAAAGCGCCAACCCCGAGATACTGGTGGTCGATAACGCCTCGGACAGCCGACATCGCTACGAAGGCATAGCACACCGCATCGTGCGCTATACCAACGAGCGCAAGTGCTGGCAGCGGTGGATGGAGATTTGCTACACAAACACACAGTACATCCTCATCATGGACGACGACCTGACGTTCGTAGATGAGGACGTCATCTCCGACTGCGAGCAGTACATGGACGAGAACCCAGCCGTGCAGGCCCTCGGCATCAACGGCGTCTGCCTGCTGCCCGGCCGATCGTACTGGCGCAGCATGCACCACCCAGCCAGCCACACAGACGCCAAGACGGACATCGTCAAGGGCCGCTTCTTCTTCCTGCGACCGGAGCACATCAGCCTCATGCCACGTGCCCTCGATGACTACAACGACACATGCGACGACATATGCGTCAGCGCCATGCTCGAGAACAAGGTGATACCTGCCATGCTCATGAGTCGCATCACCAACCTCAAGGAAGGACTCGAAGCTCTACACGCCTCGCAAGACCAACGGCGCAAGCGCGACGCAGCAGCCGCCCACTACTTCTCCCATGCCTAACGTCCCCGACGGCAAGCCACCCAAGTGGCACGCAAAGATACCCGGCGCCGAGCACGTCGAGTGGCAGTACAAGACCTGGAAGTGGGTGAAGTACCGCATTTGGTTCCTGAAGATGAACCCGCTGTGCGCCGTGTGCGAGCGGCCCGCCACAGTCGTCGACCACATCATCCCGGCCAAGTCCAAACCCCAGTGGTTCTGGCGTGTGGCCAACCACCAGCCGCTGTGCGAGGTGTGCCACAACAAGAAGCGGGCGACAAGCGACAAGGAATAATACTATTGAACACTGCTAATTAAATGCAAGTACAAAAGGCCTTTCAATATAGATATTTTCAGGGGGGTAGGGGGGTCCCTCAGTGTTTGCGCGGTTTTACTTTGAGCGCGCAGTTGACTGTACGTCAATGAGATTAAAAACCTTTTGGGATAAATACAAAACATCAACAGAAAAACCATGGAAATGCACCCCGACATCCGCGAGCGATACGACCGTTTATGCGCTGACTACCATCGGCGCGGGATTATCACGCCTGGCATCCGCTCGCTCATCTACACGCTCGCCTGCGTGGAGGTGGAGGAGGAGATGCTGCAGTCGTTCATCAGCAAGTACGGCACCACCTACACGGTGACCGGCAAGAGCGGCGACCAGTACATGAGGAGCAGGCCGGAGTGGCAGCAGCTGCGCGACAACCGCCAGCGGAAGACCTCCATCGTGCGGTCCTTAGAAGGCAGCATGAACCAGGAGATGGAAGAGGATGAGCTCGACAAGTTCCTCGGCTGACCCCGGCTACTGGTACGACGCGGAGGCGGCCGACCGAGTGGTGAACTTTATCGAGCAGTTCTGCTCGCACGTGAAGGGCCACCAGGGGCCGTTCCTGCTCGAGGACTGGCAGAAGGACGACATCATCCGGCCGCTGTTCGGATGGAAGCGTGCCGACGGCATGCGCAAGTACCGCACATGCTACATCGAGATCCCGCGAAAGAACGGCAAGTCCAACCTCACCGCGGCCATCGCCCTCTACCTGCTCGTGGCGGAGCAGGAGGCCGGGGCCGAAATCATTAGCGCGGCCGGCGACCGCAACCAGGCGCGCATCGTGTACGACATCGCCGCCGCGATGGTCGGGCAAAACAAGAGCCTGGCTTCCCGCTGCAAGACGCTCCAGCACGCCATCTACTACAAGAACTCGTTCTACAAATCCATCAGCGCGGAGGCTCGGACAAAGCACGGCTTCAACTGCTCGGCCGTCCTCTTCGACGAGCTGCACACGCAGAAGGACCGCGAGCTGTACGACGTCCTCACTACGTCGGTAGCAGCACGCCAGCAACCGCTTATCCTCATGCTCACGACGGCGGGCTACGACACCAACTCCATCTGCTACGAGGTGCACGACTACGCCGAGCGCGTCCTCAACGGCGAGGTGGACGACCCGACGTTCCTGCCGGTGCTGTACCGCGCGGCCAAGGAGGACGACTGGACGCAGGAGGCGACGTGGAAGAAGGCGAACCCCGGCTATGGCTCCATCTGCCGCAAGGAATATTTCGAGCAGGAGGTAGCCAAGTGCAAGTCAAATCCGGCGGTGCTCAACACGTTCCTGCGCCTGCACCTCAACATCTGGACCGGCAGCGACGTCGCGTGGATCACAGACCACGAGTTCATGCGAGGAGCGCAAGCCCTGCCGGACGACAACTACCTCAAGAAGCTGCCCTGCTGGGGAGGCCTCGACCTTGCCTCCACCCGCGACCTCACCGCGTTTGCCCTGCTCTTTTGGGACGAGGTGGTGCAGGTGCACTACCTCAAAGTGCACCAGTTCGTCAACGAGGAGCGGACGAAGATGCGCAAGAGTGAAGGCGTGGACTACCTGCGCTTCCAGCGCGACGGCGACCTGTCCATCACGCCAGGCAACGTCACCGACTTCCGCACCGTCCGCGACCACATCATCCGCGCCGCAGAGACCTACAACATCACAGCCGTGGCATACGACCGACGCTTCTCCACGTACATCGTGCCGGAGCTAATCGACGCGGGCATCGACATGCAGCCGATGGGGCAGGGCTTCCTTGACATCAGCATGCCCACGAAGATGTTTGAGATGGAGGTGGTGAAGGGCACCGTCATCCACGGCGGCAACGCCTGTCTGCGCTGGCAGATGGGCTGCGTGAAGCTGGACCGCGACGCTGCCGACAACATCAAGGTGACCAAAGGGCGCACGAAATACGGGCAGATGGTCGACGGGGTGGTGGCTTCCATCATGGCCTTTGGCTGCAAGCTGAACAGCGACGACGACGACGTCATCTACGAGGTGGTCACGCTGTAGGGAATTTTTCCTATAGCGTACCTTCGGCGCAATGTTCGAGAGAATCCTATCCCTCTTCCAGCGGCGTGCTCGCGTTGGCTATACCGGCAATAACGAGTTCTGGAACTCTACGGCCTACACCATGCGCACCCGCTCTGGCGCTATGGTAGGGAAAGAGAACGCCATGACGGTGGCCACCGTGTACGCCTGCGTCCGTGCTATCTCGCAGACGCTGGGCTACATGAATCTCAACGTGCTCGAGCGTATCGACACCGGCCGCCGGTTGGCGTACAATCACCCGGCCCACCAGCTGTGCGCGGTACGGCCGAACGACTACCAGACGCCCTACGAGTTCTGGGAGAGCATCACCGCGATGGCCATGGTGTACGGCCGAGCCTTCGCGCACATCAAGCGCAACACCTTCGACGGACGGCCGACCGACCTTCACATCCTGCACACGAACGACTGCACGCTGATGAACATGAACGGCATGCTGTTCGTGCGTCACGCGGAGCTGGGCGACCTGCGCTACGAGGACGTGCTGGCCGTCAGCTGCCTCAACGGAAAGTCACCCATCGAGCTGCACCAGGAGAACATCGGCATCGCCAAGGCGGCCGAGAACTACGGCGCCGATTTCTTCGGCTCGGACGGTTCGATGCTCGGCATCCTGTCTACCGACAACCCCATCAAGAACGAGCAGATGGACGCGGTGCGGCGGTCGTGGCAGACCGGCGGCATCGGCGTCAAGGTGCTGCCGTTTGGATTCAAGTACCAGCAAATCTCACTGCCTCCCGAGCAGGCGCAGTTCCTACAGACCCGGCGCTACAGCGACGAGACCATCTGCACGATCATGGGCGTCCCGCCGTATATCGTAGGAGTTGCCACGCAGACGACCTTCAGCAATACCGAAGAGCAGGGCCGCAACTTCGCACGGCACACCGTTGTGCCATGGGCCACGCGCATCGAGCAGGAGGTCAACCTCAAGCTCATCCCCGAGTTTGAGCGGGAGGACTACTTTGCCAAGTTCAACATGCAGGACCTGCTGCGCGGCGACACGAAAGCGCGCAGCGACTACTACCACCAAATGCTGACCGACGGCGTCTTTACCATCAACGAGGTGCGCACGATGGAGGACTACAACACCATCGGCGCCAAGGGCGACATCCACCTGGTGCAGGTGAACCAGCTCGACTTGAGCAGCATGTCGGACTACAGCACGAAAATCAGCAGCGATGCCGTATAACGACTACCCACAGGCAGTGACGGACAACGCACGGCGCGGCATCGAACTCAACGAC